AGCAGAGACCACCAGCGCCATCAGCAGCCCGAATGCAGACTCCGGCGCCAGGTAGTTAATCAGCACGCACAGTGCGGTAACAACCGCCGAAACGATAATGGTGTTCACCGGTACCGTCGTGTAACCGTTTCCGTTGAGGTTATGCACCACCCGGCTGATTATCCATGCCTGCTCGTCTATAACGCACTTAAAGCCTTTAACGGCAACCGGTGTTTCAGGAAATAAATCTGCACGCCCGGTGGCAAGCGTGATAGAAAACTCGGCCACGCCGCGCTGAATTTTATCCCACTTCGCCTGAGCTGCTCGCATGGCCTGCGACTTTGTTGCATAGATGGTCGTCAGCTCTAACACGTTGTCAGACTCACCGGCCATATACTCGCCCTCGCGCGCCTCCTGCTCTTTCTTCGCTTTGGCTTTTGCCGTGGTTTTCGCGGCTTTTGGGTGCTGCAGCGCGCGCAGGTGCTGCTCTTTGGGTTTGCGCTTAAGCTTCACCTTCTGTTTTTGCGGCTTCGGGTCTCTGGTGTGCAGCCATTTTGCCGTAACGCCGGTGTACGCTTCGCGGTCGGCGATAGCGAATGAATGTCGATCGCCGTCGCCGCGTTCAACCGTCATTTGCGGGATGGGTTTGCCACTGGCCGTGACGCCGCTCCCGGCTTTCAGGAAAAGCAGCTTACCGGCTTTTATCGAGACCGTTGCGCCGTTACGTTCAGCCAGACGGGATAAGAATACCGCGTCAGATTCCTGGGTCTGGTCAGCGTGCGGCACTGCGATCGCTTTCAGTGTGTCAGCAACGCTGGCCGTCAGCTTGTTGCGCTGCGCGATGGTTTCCACAATCACGCCGAGCGTGGTGTCGTGCCATGACTGCTCCCGGCGCGAATTGAGCGAGCCGCGAAAATCAGCACTACGCCCCCGGATGGTCAGCGTATCCGGTGCGCCCCGGTGCTCGATTTCATCGACGGTAAAACTCCCCTTATTCAGCAGCGCCGAGCCCTGCCAGCCGAGCCAGAGCGTCAGGGATGCGCCGCGCGGCGGGAGCTCGACCAGACCGTCGGAGTCATCGAGCTCGATATCGAGCTGGTCGGCCTCGAATCCCCGGTTGTCCGTCATGGTCAGGCCGATTAGCCGGTCGCTGAAGTTCTGCGTGATGTCGTTGCCATCCAGCGTGAGCATAAACGCCGGGGCAATTTTCGCCCCGGTCTCAATCTTGATACCCGATATCATCCCGCCAGCCCTCCCAGCATGTTACCGGCAGACGACAGCAGATTATCAGCCTGCGTTTTCAGGTCGCCATAGATGGCCGCGACAGAATCATCCACGCGCTTAAGCGACATGCTGAACTCAATTTTTCTGGCCGCGCCGTCGTTGAACAGCTCCGTGTGGGTATGGCTGATTTTTTCGATAACGTACATCCCGACTTTGCCCAGTATGACGTGCGTGAATTTATGCCAAGGTTCATTGCAGAAAACTTTAATACAGCGGTTAAGTAAAAACGTCAACGATACTGAACAGGTAACGCATGCTCAAAATTAAACTGAACAATGGCGTCGAAATTCCCCGTCTGAGGCTCGGTGTTTTCCAGATGAGCGATGCCGGCGTTTGCGAGGCGGCGGTATCCAGTGCTCTGGAGACTGGGTATCGTCTGCTGGATAGCCTACATCCCTGCGGATATGACAAATACCAACTTCCGCTTCTCGCTCTAAACAGACCTCCGACTTACTTAGTCGTGTTAGCTTCGTGCCAGAAGCGGATATTCAAATATTGAAAAACGCTTTAGAGTCGATTTAAGTTTTTAAACTATTAAAAAAACCTGTCAAAAAGATCGTAATTTAAATCCAGTAATATTGTCCCCAGCCCAATGTTTAAAGATCCCGAGAAAGAGAAAAACAGAGTTTCAAACCAAAACTGGGCAGGTGATTCGTCACGTCGGACATAATAATTTTTCCAGGTGAAATAATACCACGACTGAAATACACCAGTTCTGACTGCCGTGGCCGAATGCCAGATAGCCTGTACTCCGACGCAGAAAAAAAATAATCACCCAAAGAATGTTTATAAGCATCTATATTACATGATAATTTACCTCAATGATACAAAACTGCGTACCAGTGATAAACGTGTTTTTTCGGCGCCATCCCGTTCGGCATCGTCTGCGTGCTGGCCTACACCACGCCAGACCTCAGCCTCAACGGCAAAAT